CAGCAACCAGGCTGCTTGCTGAATTCTTCAGCCTCAGCACGTTGAGCGTTAATCAAATCTACCAAACCTTGATCCAACTTGTACATTTGCTACTCCTGTTTTCTAACTGTACATACAGTATAGCATATATAATCAAAAGGTCAACCTTTTTATTGTGTTTGAGCAAGAAATCTCCGGTTGACGTACACTGTAGATATGCTATAATGGTATATAAGTTAGAAATTTAGGAGCATCAAATGGCACTAACAGCACTTCGTGGTAAAAAAATAGCCCGTAAAAAAGCACCAGCAGCAAGACGTCAGCGCGGTAAAACAGCAGATCCAAGTTGGACTGATGCATTAAAGATGAGCGGCGAAGCATATCACAAGTATAAGCGCAAGGTTATCGACTTTTATTACGAAGACAAAAAATCAGTTGAACTAATGCCAGATCTCCTTGCTTGGATGAAAGATGTTGAATACAGCAAAAGCGATATTGCACTGGTTAAGAAGCATGGACACTCAGGAATGATCTATGCTGGCATTTATGCACGTTGCTTGCGCAACGGTATGCCAGATTTGCATCCTGAACACAATGCATACTGGCAAACATTAGCAGGTACAAGCGGTGACGTACAACCTACTAGCGACTTTATCCGCCGACAAATTGCCGAGGCCATTGCTAAAACTGAACCAGATGTTGAACTGGTAGTTGACAACGACAAGCCAGAAGTGGTGCGCAGAACCATTCAAGAAAACATGCGTGACAAAACAATGCTGATTGGCGGCATGTGCGACGAAGTCATGGATGAGTTTGTCAATGGTGGATATAAAGACCCAGACAAGTTTTCTATTATGAATACATTACGCAATGAAGGCTGTCCTCCGCAAACAGTTGACATGATTGCAACTCCGTATAAAAATCAGCTTAGTGAAATTTCAGAATTAATGAATTTGCCCACTCCGGCAGCAATTAAAAAACTTTCTGAACACGAACAAGACATGATTGAACAACTTAAAGAAGGTTATGCACACCTTGGTAAACTGCAAATCCGTGCGTTACACAAGTTCTTAGAAAAGGCTGTTGCAGATTGTGCTAGTTATGTGCAAGTCAAAAAAGTTGAACGCAAGCCACGTGCAGTTAAACAAAAAACACCTGCACAGTTGGTTCGCAAGTTCAAGCATCTCAAAGAGTTTCCGGATCTTAAACTCACTGGAGTCAGTGTAGAGAAACTGGTTAATGGAACTGAAGCCTGGCTTTACAATACCAAAACACGCAAGTTGATTTATTTGATTGCTGATGAAATGATCAAAGACTACACAGTAAAAAGCAACAGTGTGGTCGGTTTTGATCCTAATAAGAGTGTGATGAAAACACTGCGCAAACCAGCAGAGCAACTGAAAGCACTAATGTCAGGTGGAAAACCCGCTAATAGAAAGTTCTTTCAAGACATCAAAGCCACTGAAGTCAAGTACAACGGACGTGGAAATGAACACGTGGTATTGCTCAAGGCTTGGTAATCTTGCTAAATACTGTATAAGGACAGTATAATGGCAACAGTAACACTTGATCAAACTCTCGAAACTCTTAAACAAGATGCTATCGACTATGTAAAACTACAACTTGGCGATGGCATTATTGACTTGGAGTTAGATGCTGAACACTATGAAGCAGCATACCAAAGAGCGTTAGGTACATATCGTCAGCGAGCAGAGCATGCGTTTGAAGAAAGCTACAACTTTTTAAAATTGCAAGACGGTGTTAATGTTTACACACTGCCCAGTGAAATTCAAACTGTAAGACAGGTATTTAGACGCACAATTGGTTGGGACAATGGCGGAGAAGGCAGTGCCTTTGAACCATTCAGTGCAGCCGCGCTTAACACATACTTGTTAAATGGCAACCAAATGGGTGGCCTTGCAACATATGATTTTTATTCACAGTATGTTGAACTAACTGCCAGAATGTTTGGCGGCTTCCTCAACTACAGTTATAACAGTGCGAGCAAGCAGCTTACACTGATGCGTGATATCAAAGGTTCGGGCGAAGTCATCCTGCTTTGGTGTTACAATCTTCGTCCAGAAGCACAGTTGCTAACTGATTTTTCAACATCACAATGGATGAAAGATTACATGATTGGTAACTGCAAATTGATGATTGGCGAAGCTCGTGAAAAATTTGCCACTATTGCTGGACCACAAGGCGGTACTGCTCTTAATGGTGCACAAATGAAAGCAGAAGGTGCTGCGATTATGGATGCAAAAATTGAAGAGCTTAAAAACTACGTTGATGGTAGTCAGCCACTTACTTGGGTTATTGGCTAATGCGAGCAGAAGAGTTTATTACCGAACACGAAATGGTGTTTAGTAGAGCAGGCAACAAACTGAAAACAAAATGGCGTTGCACCACTGGTGCAAGAAGCGGTCGTGTTGTTGGAAATGCTAAAGACTGTGACAAGCCGATCGATCAAAAAAAGCGAGCGCAGATGAAAGTGACTCGCAAAACCAAAGCCAAACAAGCAGCTCGTAAAGCCAAGAAGACCAAAAGAGTAAATCCAGCAAGCAAACTGTTGAGCATGCTTAACAAGATGCGCAAAGCATCAGTTACCAGTGGCGGCAAAGTCAAGAAAGCCTACAAGCAGCCAAAGAGCAGTCTCAAAGGCACAGTCAAGCCAAGAAAAACAGTAAAAACCAGAAAATAGGTTGACAACAATTGCTATTCTGTTAAACTAAAAACATGACAGATATAATGATTGATTTAGAAACTGTGAGTACAACACCTAACGCTTGTATCCTCACTATCGCCGCCCAGACATTTAATCCAATTGGCTCCGGGTATCTTCCTCAAGACTACTACGCCCGTGTTGACATTGACAGTCAACCCAACCGTGACGTTGATGATGCAACAGTTGAATGGTGGGCAACACAACCACAGGAAGCACAAGACGAAGCATTCGGTGAAGAAGGACGTATTCCACTTAAACAAGCACTAGAAGAACTAAGCAAACTGTGTTTTCACTGCAATCTTATTTGGGCTAACGGTACAACGTTTGATATGGTTATACTCGAAAACGCATACAAGCAAGAAGGCTTGCCTGTTCCGTGGCAGTTTTGGCGTGTGCGAGACGCAAGAACGGTATATAGTTTGTATCCAGACTTGCCTAAACCCAAAGCAAGTCACCACGCACTAGAAGATTGCAAACGGCAGATTGATTTGCTACAGCAAACACTAGCACATCTCGGAGTAAAGGAACTGCGATGACACAAATACCAATTGTAAATGGAACTAACGGACAAACCTGGATGGAACTCTGGGAAACTGAAGAATACAACAACAGCAAGAGGTTGCAGTGGGAAGCAGTTGATCAATATCTCAATCAATCTGTTGGCACCAGTTGCGAAATTGGTTGCGGACAAGCCTACGACAGTCTTTGGTTTCAGCAAGCATATAACACAGACGTTTATTTGATAGAAGGCGTCAGTGAAAAAAACAATCAAGAACAATCTCGCCAAGGCAAGTTTGGGCAAGCTGACAATTTTATCTACTATCACAGCAAAGCAGAACTAAATGCAGAATGGGATAGGTTAGAACTAAAAAGAACACATCTCACTCCTGAGAACTGTAACAAATTAAAAAAGTCCACAACATTTGATCTAATCTTTAGTTTTAAAAGTTGCGGTGCTCACTATCCAATGAGTACCTACACTGACTTTATTCGCAAACACAGCAACAAAAACACAAGATTGATTTTTGATTTGCGCAATGGACAAGATACATTCAACAGCATCGGCACAGATTATCAAATTGTTGATGTAATTGCACACAGTAAAAAACACAGAACAGTGGAACTAAAGTTGGTATGATTATAGGTATTTGCGGTCTTATTAGCAGCGGCAAAGGAACTGTTGCTGATGTATTAGTTGACCAAGGATTTAAAAAAGTAAGTTTTGCTGACAAGCTCAAGGATGGCGTAAGCACAATCTTTGGCTGGGATAGAGCAATGCTGGAAGGAGACACCGATGAGTCAAGACAGTGGCGTGAACAAAGAGACGACTTTTGGAGTGCTGAAACAGAAATGGAAGTCACTCCTCGTTTGGTGCTTCAGTTATTTGGTACTGATTGCATGCGTAATGGCTTTGATGACGGAGTCTGGGTAAGCCTACTTAAAAAAACTATACTGGACAACCCAGGCAACTATGTAGTGCCTGATGTGCGTTTTGAAAATGAGATTGCTATGCTGCGTGACATTGGCGGCGAAGTATGGGAAGTGCAGCGCGGCCCAACTCCAGAGTGGCTTATTCAATATGAAATCACAGGTGCAGAACCTACA